GTGTCGGGTCTTGGATATATAGGCGAACTGAATCTGCATCGGATTTTGTCAGGTTCATTAGCAGAAAAACATACACAAAGTAGTTTTCATGAGACATCACCCTTATTTGTCCTTCACGCTCCATTCTCTGTAGATTTTGGATGATTATATAGAAGTCACACATTGAGGGGTTGTCTAGCCATTGTTTGATGAGTCCCGTGCCGATAGATGATTCTTTACCGTTTTCGGCAAGGCGCATAGCTTCCCATACGTCATTTTCTGTTATACCCGGTTTACCACGCAATTCTGCCTTAATATCAAAATATTTTTCAGAAAAAGGAGACGAAGTTATTCTTCCTCCTCTGTCCGACGAAACGACCCCGTTAGGGGGAGTTTGAGGAGGTATTTTCTGTTCTTTTATTTCCTTTTCTTTTATTTGTGTACTTTCTGCGGAGTTTTTGGGCTTTTCTTCGGAAGAAATGCGTTTATCTTCGGAAGAAATAAGGTTAAACTCTGAAAATTCACACTTTCTTCTGCAATCATCACATATTCGTTTATAGCGTTCTTGTATTCCGATTGAAGTGAGAACTTTTTCCTTATCAAAGAGTTCTTTAGAAAACAACCCTAGTGCCAGGCAACATTTGACGACCTCCTGTATATACGCTTCTTCAAAACCGGTTTGTTCCGATAATATGAAGGGCAACTCTTCGTCCCACAACATGTAATACCCATTCTTATAGATAAGACAAAGCAGGAGAGCATATACAGTGACAGCCTTGCCACGCTGGTACTTGATCAGTTTCCTTATTTTTATGTCCTGAAAAAAGTCAACATCAAAAGGGAAATAGTCGAGCCCTTTTTTTACATTTCGTCCCATAATTCTGCATTTTTTAGAAACTCATCCACCTCACGAATGAAATCATCTAGCGAATGGCATACAACATATTTGTATTCTCTGTTTTCACAGATCATCTTTTGCCATTGTTTTTGCGATGGGGATTGATAGCCACCTTTCTTTTTCATTTCAATGAGTAGCGCACCGTAATCACGATTGCTTTTCAATAGGATCAGGTCGGATACACCGGCTATTACACCCTCGGCTTTAAGTTTTGATGCTGTTACAGCATCACGTCTACCACCATTTGGTACGGCGAATAGTCGACCTTTCAACTTCGGATACCTCAAATTGAAGTATTTTACACAAGCGCATTGTATGCGGTGTTCTTCATCGTTATGTTTTTGCTTCTTTTTTTGTTTTCTTTCCTTTGAGAGCATCTCTTCCAATGTCATGGCTGTTTTCATTTTTAGGTGTAACAATGGTGTCCTTTCCTGTTTTGTCGACTACGACTTTCTTTCCTCCAACTGTTATTGTTGTCTTACAACCTTCAGGAAGTGATTGGATGAAATTGCGTACAATAGGGGAGTTGGCATTTTCGCTGATGGTATCTGTTATGGATTCTTCGGCAGAATACGGGTAAACACCCATGATAGCGGTTTCAGCAACAGATGCAATTTGATAATCTGCCATGGTTCCTTTCATTCCTTCATCCAGCTTTTTCACTGCATCACGCAAGTCGGCAGCTTGTACCAATACTTGAGTGGAAGTCTTTTTTTCCGCACCGCTTTTATCATCCAGCGTGATGAAAATAAGTTTGCATTTGAACCAGCGGTCGGCACTTTCTTCGTCACTGGGGAAAAGTTCGCTATAGTTAGCACGTTTAATGTCTGATATAGTAAATTCTCCAGAGATAAATGGGGTCATTTCTTCGATGATCCGTGCTTCGGCTTCTGTAAAGCTAAGTGCATCGACAAGATAAGGTTCTGTAACTTTCTTGTTCATTCCATTTTCCATTACTCTTTCGTAACGGATTTTACATTCAAACCATGTGTGCATCATAAATTCATTCGAGCTTTAAGTTGTTTACTAATGATGAGCTTGGCAGAGCGTTGAGCTGGAATAACAACTGTTGTTCCCTTGCTAATATTCCGTGCTTTCTTTCTTTTGGAGGTGTGTGCCTTAATTGTGGCAAAACCACGGATATAAACACTCTCACCTCTACAAAGAGAATTTTCAATAGCATCAAAAACGCAATCTACGGCTTGAATAGCTTGTGAACGACTAATAGTCGTATTGTTGATGACGTGTTCAACGATTTCAATTTTCTTCATTGTTGTATTTTTATTAAAATGGTAAATCACTTCCGTTAGGTCTACAATCCTCAATTTTGTACTGAGTATCTTCAATTGATTTTATTGTACATAAAACGTATGCTTTCTTCTTAAGAAGAGTAGCAAGTCTTTTCGCTTCATTTTCGGCGCTTTCCAAATTCTCATGTTTGTAGGTAGGAGTGGCGCATCCTTCTACAAATACCATATAAAATTCATCCATAGCTCTATTTAGTTATTTATAAATAGCCCGCATTTCCCGTTAATTTGGTTTTCCTCTGCTACTGTTTCGACCTTGTAACTCGTACTGCCAACGCAAGCAAGACTAACGAGGATAGATGGTATCTTAATGTTTGTCGATGTTGGCCATCTGTTCCATTCCAAACTTACTGATTACTACAAGGTGTTTACGGGCTATTTTATTTTACTTCTATTCTAATTGTTTTAAATAATATTTGCACTTGAATCCTTTTCGTGGTGAAAAGTCGGCAAAATCACAAGATTTAAATATTTGATGTTTGTTAGCCCACTGTGCAATATCCTTTTCGTATAATGTTGGTTTGCGATCATTATTAAAGTCTCGGTATGGTTGTACAAAAGGTGAGATTCCCAACTCCTTAAGTCGGTTTAACCGATATATATCTTGTTCAATTGTTGAGTTAAAGCCGACTAGAACATAGCAAGACAAATTACGAGGTTTGATATATTTAGTCACTTCTTTTAGCTTTTCAGTAAGGTCAATATCCGGTAAATCCCAAGCAATGTGGATTCTTCTTTTCAATTTCAACTTACTCAAGTAAAATGCTTGCTCCTCATTCATGATCCTGACATCAACACCATGGAAATTAACCATTTGTCCAGCTTTTATAAGATAGTCAATAGCTTCTTTCCATCTCGGGTTTGCAAAGAAGTTGTTGTCTAATACTTCTATCCATTCTCCCTTGGGATTCAGGTCTACAGGGTGGACGGACCGGATGTAGCCCTCTTTTTCCCGAACCAGACAAAATGGGCATTTCCGGATACAGCCTCTTGAAAAGAACTGAATAGAAAAATGATATTGTGGATAAATGGAATAATCCATGAGTGTGCTACAAGATATTTCAAATGGAAGCTTCTTATGAATATCATAACCGGTTCCTCCTTTTTCGATAATATCAGCTTGTAATGTCATATAATTAAAGTCTGGAGTGAAAGTAAACACTTTGCTCGCTAGAACTTTATCATATCTGTTGAAAGGAGTAGCCCATTCTACTTGATCGCCTTTTGCCTTATGATATGCAGAGGCACGCATAAGAGCGAAGTTTGGAAAGTTATGACCGTCAACGTCTATTAATCCAATGTTCATTACCTATTGTTTTAAATTATTATTCACCCAGCATCGTATTATACATCGCACGCTTCAAATCCGGGCGCCAGGCAAGACAAGACTCTTGCGGATCGCAGAAGATGTCAATCAGACATTCGGCGGCAGTAACAACGCGCTGCCAGTTGCTGCATCCGCATAATCTCATTCTGCGTTTAATAAACTCGTATAAGACAAGACGGTTGTCCACTTCATCCTCATCACAGTATTCTTCCTCGGCTATTTCTTTACGGATGGCAAGAAGTTCCAGTTTATCCTCGTTGTCATCATCCCACTCTGTCCAGCTTTCCTCATTACTCCACCTATTATTGAAGAGTTCCTCCATCGGAGAAAGCAGATTGTATACTTTCTCAAAGTCATTCTTGGATGCTTTTGCTATTGTTATTTGATGTGTTGCCATATTATTTTTATTCTTGATTTGAATCGGTAGATAGAAGTAAGACGATAGCTGCAATGGCAAAAGTCATTCCTAAGATGGCATACGTATATGACTTAGATGATTTGGATTCTAAGGCAAAATGAAAGTTCAAAGCAAAAAGGATGACATTTAAAACCACAAATATTATATCGAAATAGATTCTCATATTACTTTATTTACTGGTTACTACTAATTTTTTATTCAGTTTTTTTATTAGTTGTCTTATTACCCATGCGCGACATACATTACGTTGTCCGGGGTGATTGTCATACATTCTTGCAGCGTCATCAAGATATTTGATAATTTTCTGCATATCTGTTTTGCATACTTCCATTATCCTGATGCTGTTAAGAATGATTTGACCAATTCATTGAAATACATTTCATCGGTCGGAATATCATCGTCAGAGTTCATAATCTCGGATGCGATGGATTTCTTACGGTGAATAAGAGAGTATATCGTATGGTCGATTGTACCACGACCAAGCAGATAATAACAGGTTACATTGTCCTTTTGCCCTATACGGTGTGCACGGTCTTCACATTGACAGCAATCTGCATATGTCCATGCAAGTTCAATGAAGGCTACATTTGAGGAAGCTGTGAGTGTGAGACCAACGCCGGCTGCTTTAATGGAACAGATGATGAGCTGCACATTTGGGTTGTTTTGGAAAGCATCCACAGAAGCCTGTTTGTTTATTGCGCTATCGCGCCCTGTAACCGTGACGGCTTTCGGAAATACCCTTTGTAGTTCATCCACAATCTCATGAAGCGAGCAGAACACAATCAGTTTTTTGCCACTGTCAAGGAATGTCTTGATAAAGTCTACAGCTTGTGCTATTTTACCTTTGGTGGCCAAGGAACGAAGCGTCATGAATCTCACAAGTGCTTCCATACGCATCTTGCGGCGTATTTCCCAATCTGTACATTCTGTATATTCCTGTAGGTATGTAGCGAGATCGGAAGCTGCAAGATTATATTCGGCACTGTTGGATATATCGACATATAGGTCTACTCGTGTTTTATCAGGTAGCTGGGGAAGTACCTTTGCTTTTTCACGGCGTATCATGCAAGTATCATAGAGTTGCCGAGATAGTTCGGAA